GTGGAGGTGGATCAAATGACCACTGCGGCGGAATGAAGTGCGCCGGTAATGGAGGATCAGGTACGGTTATTGTTAGATATACTGTTTAATGATAACATCTTTGTTTGGTAAGCACCCTATTCCGTTGTTTTCGTATGAAGTTAAAAACTGGGTAAATAAAAAAAGGGAAATAATCAGTTGGTTAGATAAGACTACATTTAGCAGACAGGGTGGCCCCGGTTATGGAAATTTCTATTCGGATAGGCCATTTACTAAATATAATAAGTTCTACGCTGATGATTTTGTTAATCTTTTAAATTTTGAGTTAAAGTCATTTGTTGACGATGCAGGTCTTCCATTCATATCTTTGGTTGATATTTGGGCTGTAGAATATGAGAAGGGAGATTTTCATCTTCCACATACGCATCGGTCTTCTGGATTTTCTGGTATACTGTATGTCAATTTTAATAAAGGTGAACATCCATTAACTACTGTTATTCAGCCGTGGAATGGAATACTTGATGAGAAAACTAAACTCGTACCCATTGATGCTGAAGAAGGAACTCTTACAATAATACCGAGCAACTTGTTGCACTTCACTACTCCCAATGAAAGCGATTATAAAAAAACTGTTATTAGTTTTGACTTGTCTTTTAAAGAAAGATAACTTAGATGAGGTTATAAATATACTATGAGTAAATATGCAAAAGTAGTCAATGGGGCTATTGCAAAAATCCCATATACGCTTGAGGATTTGAGGAACGAAGCCCCAAATACCTCATTCCCAAAGAACTCTTTATCTAATGCTGATATACAAGGCATGATGGGTATTGTTGAAGTGGTGGATGCTGTTAAGAATCCGAGCGCTTCACAAACCTCTTCTGCTGGTGCAGTAACATTAGTAGATGGAGTGTGGACTCAAACTTGGGACTATACTGATGTTCCTTATAATGAAAAACGCAAGGAAGATTATGGTGATCCTTATGCCCAAATTGAATTTATTACTGAAAATGGATTAGAGGCATGGCAAGCGAAGGTAGCGCAAATAAAGATTGATCATCCAAAGCCGTAGTAAATGAAGTCAAAGGGCGAGTCTCAGAAGTTTAATACTCAAACTTGCCATCATGATATTGAACATGGTGGAAAGGTTATTTTTCCATTTGGCCCCCCTCTCTATCAGAATTATATTAGGGATGAGTTTAGGGATGCTTTATTAGAGGAAGGTCACCGCATACGCTCCAATGATAATGATTATAGGGATCAATTAGCAGGTAACATGTATTTTGGTGGCTCGTATCTTTATGGCGATGAGTTTATAAAAAAGGCAGAGCCTTTATTATTCGAGTATCTCAATTCTTGGTTTGTATTTATGAGGGAGTATTACTCTTATAAGCGTATTAAATTTGTTACTAATGCAGAGGAGTTCAAGGTAGAGTTACCTGTTTTGTGGATTAATTTTCAAAAAAGGTATGACTATAATCCCATGCATCATCATGGTGGTATTGTATCATTTGTAGTATTTTTGAAGGTGCCTAAAGAAATATTTAAAACTCAGGCTAAGTCAAACATGAAACATGCGGGGCAATTATCTTTTCAATATGGAGAACTTATAAGCCCTCTTTGTGCTACTGGGTACAGTATAGTTCCTTCTGAGAATTTGATTCTAATGTTTCCATCCACTTTAAATCATACTGTGCCACCGTTTTGGGTAGATGAGGAAAGGATTAGTGTTTCTGGAAATTTTCATATAAAGGGTGATGCCTCTAGTTTAAGTGGTATATGAATAACCTACATATATGTTGGAGATTTTTGGATGGTCTTTCAGGTGAATATTGTGAAAGAATATCTAACATGGCAGAAGGGAATTATATACCCGCTTCAGAGAAGCATAACATTAGAAATACAGGGATGGAACTAGATTATACACGAAGAGATACAGATGTTTATTTTTCTTCTGAGAAGTGGTTATATAATGTAATGGTTCCCTATGCTTATGATGCAAATAAAAAGGCTGGGTGGGATTACGATATTGAATGGAATGAATCAATACAAGTTGCAAAATATTCTAAAGGCCAGCATTATACGTGGCACAGAGATGGTGGCTCTGATCGCAATTCTGTGTATACTAACGAGATGGTTCCTCACAAGTCTTTTCACGGAAAGGTAAGGAAGTTATCTTTATGCGCTATTCTTTCTGATGAATATACTGGAGGAGAGTTTCAGATTTTTGTTCCAATGCCCGATGGGAATAAGATAATTTCTCCCTCTGTTAAGAAGGGTTCTGTAATAGTTTTTCCATCGTATCATTATCATAGAGTCACTCCTGTAACTGGCGGCATTAGGCATTCCCTATCAATGTGGTGTTTGGGGGAGCCATTCAAGTAGTGAATAATTTTATAGGTATTTTTGCAAATGCTGCCAGCAAAGAGTATTGCGAAAGAATTATCCAAAGGTTTGAATTTGTAAAAGAAATTCAATCTGAAGGAAGAGGAAAGATTTGGACGAGAGAAGAATCTGAGGGCTCTTCTAAAATATATAAAGATGATTCTACATACTTTATGGGTGGTGATGACAGTGATCATTTGCCTTTTGAAGAAGCAGGGTCGGCTATACTAGGTGCTGACAGTCCATTGTTGAAAGAGTTTTCAGAAACAATGTGGAAATGTTATGATGTCTATGCGAAGGAATATGGAATTTTATCCACATTGATGAGGCATAAAATGTCTCCGTATGTTAGGGTACAAAAAACAGAACCATCCCAAGGGTTTCATGTATGGCACTGCGATAGTGCTAATTTTCTTACCTGTCGCAGAATGTTAGTTGCTTCATTATATTTGAATACTATAGAAGATGGAGGAGAAACAGAATTTCTATATCAGCGTATAAGGGTTTCTCCTATAGAAGGTAAATTGGTTTTATTTCCTGCTGGGTGGACTCATCCTCATAGGGGGAATCCGCCATTGAAAGAAACTAAATATATTTTGACCACGTGGTTGGAATATGTAGATGAATAAAAATGCCTACTAGAAGGATATCCGAGCAGTTGCAAATACATAGTATTTTTCCTACTGAGATTTTTACTATTCAAGCCAATGGTATAGATAATGAGAAATTGGCTCGTATTATATTATCTATGGAGAGCACACAAGAATCTGTCTCGTCTTTTGAGGGGTGGAAAGGAAGTTACGCTCTATTGAATCATGAGGACTTCAGGTGGGTAATTGATTTCTGGGCTGAGAATCTAGGGTTTATTTTAAATAGGTATAACTTTAGAGAGGACTTGCATGTTGAAATATGCAACATGTGGCCCAATGTAAATAGACCAAAAGATGCTAACAAACAACATATTCATGCAGGTGTAAATTTTAGTTTTATCTATTACATAAAAGTTCCTAGAGATAGTGGAAATCTAGTAATAGTTGATCCAAGGGTTATGAGAAAGATGACGCATGAACATCACTTGCTTAAAAATTCAGATGATCCTAAAACAAAAGAGAACATTATTGTTCCTGCTATCGAGGGAGAGTTTATTATTTTCCCATCTTATTTAGAACATTATGTCGAGCCGAATATGTCGTATGAACCCAGAATAAGTATTTCTGGCAACATTGTTCTTGATCAACATGACGGTACAGAATATGAAGATGAATGGTTGTCTGCTTCAGAGCCTTTGATGACAATCAAAACTTGCTGAGAGGAATTTCTAAATGGCGCGTGACTGGTTTAATGCTGGAGGTGATTGGAACTCCAATACAGAGTCATGGGAAGGTGAGGCAGAATTTCCTGCAAAGGCCGATTTAACTTTAACTGGTTCTATTCCAATAAGAAGCGCTGGGCAAAGTGCAGTTCCTGCTAAAGCAGATGCTACATTTGTAACAACATATGCTTGGAATTTAGTTTCGGGTACTTGGGATGATGCTGGAGGAACTTGGGCATCTCCAAATATTAATGTTCCTTCCGTTTCTGTTGGCACTGCTATAACAATTTCACAGGGAACTGTAACATTTTCCACTTCTGTTCCATCATTTGGCACAGATTATATCTTTACGCCTACGACTGCTTCCATAAAAAGCAATATATCTCTCAATACTTGGGCAAGTTATGGCGGTGATTGGGCATCAGCCACGGATTATTGGGAGCAAGGATTTGATCCTTCGGTTGCTGTTGGTAGCACTCATTCTCCAGCGACAGCCACGATGGAGATTTATAAATCTTACGAGTGGAATTCCTATTCTGGAAACTGGTCTACTGGAACAACTTCTTGGAATGACCCTCCAAGTACATTCGCCACTCCAACTATAACTATTGGAGAGAATGTTCTTCCCGGCGTTAATACATTAACGATAACGGGAGCCACGCCAGATGTAGATATTATGCGGTTGACTTATGTTCCTTCCGCGTCAATGAGTACTACGTTATTTGTTCCTTATGTATTTAGGGATTCCTTCGCTATAGTTCCTACTGGCACTTTAGACCTAAGTCCCGATAAAGTCGTTTGGGATAACTGGGTGGGAGATTGGGATTCCGCTACAGAAGCATGGGATTCAATTGTAGATACTAGACCGAGCGTTGAACAGACATTTAGTTTTGATCCAACTACAGGAGAATTAGTTCTCGCGGGTAAAGTACCTGATCCACAACACAGAGCGCCTAAATTTTTGCCACCAGTGCAGGTAATATAATGGAACAAAAAGAATCGCAATATAATTGGTCTGAGTTAGCATACAAAATTGATCCAGAATTGAGTGCCCCAGTTAAGCAATATGAATTTGATGATGGGCGAAGGGTATTCTATAAACCAAAGAAAAGGAATAAGTATGGAACTAGAAAAAGGTGATACGTTTATACCTTCGGATTATACTACAGCAAAAAATGTTGCGGAACATCTTGAGAAAAAGTATCCTGGATGGCTATGGGCTGTAAATACTATGGATGGTGTAGTAACTGTGAAGTCTATGCTTTTATCTGGTAATTGGGGATTCGTACTACATGAAGATAAAATAGATAATGACTATAGATCTGTTACTAGAGCTGGTGGTGAGATATTAGAGCGATATAGACAACATAGAAGTGAGTTTAATCAGGATAGATACATGGATCTAACTATGGATTACAAAGGTCAACTTGACGGAGATAGAAGTTAATGTCTTTAATTAACCCACAACCACCTTTAGCAGGTGCCGATCTTCCGCCTGATCCAGGCATAGAGGATCCTAATTCTGAGAAGGGTAAGACTGAAGACAAGTGGTTAAGGATAGCTAGGCAGGCCTATGAGAGCTCGTCTGATTGGGTTGATGCCAATCTTAGATTTCAATGGGATAAGAGTTTATCTCTTTTTAACAGCTATCATCCTGCAGGATCTAAGTATAATACAGATGCTTATGCTAAGAGGTCTAAGTTCTTTAGGCCAAAGACTAGGACTGCTGTTCGTAATCTTCAATCTGCTATGTCTGTTGCATTTTTTACTAATGAAGATGTTATTAATGTAACTGCTAGAAATCCTAATGATCCTATGCAGGCGGCTGCCGCTGTGGTTGACCAGTCAATACTGCAGTATAGGCTTACACATACTATACCATGGTTTCAAACTATGACTGCAGCTTTGCAGGACGCAGCTGTTCAGGGAATTTGTGTTTCTCATCAATATTGGGACTTTGAAGAGAAAGAGGAAAGTTATATAGAGGTAGATGGCAAGGATGCTCCAGTGGTTGATATGGAGGGAAATCCAGTAGTTCAGAAACAAATGACATCACTTAATGATAAGCCAGTCATAGAATTAATATCTCCAGAAAACATAAGGATTGATCCTGCGTCTGATTGGGCGGATCCAATGCATTCCTCCCCATATGTTATACATCTTATTCCAATGTTTATACAGGATGTTGTGCAAAAGATGGATGAAGGCGAATGGAATTATGTTGATCCAACTGTGTTGCTCAATGTAGAAGATAGGGAAAATGATAATGCTACTAGGTTAACTAGGGATGAGCCTAGGATGGATCCATTAGATAGCAGTGCTGGTTATGGAGAAATAACAGATTATAAGATAACCTGGATTCATAAGAATATAGTAAGGAAGGATGGAATAGATTGGTGTTTCTTTACTGCTGGAACAGAGCATCTATTAACTGATGCCAAACCATTGTTAGAAATGTATCCATGGTTACGTGAGAATGAAAGGCCATATGTAATGGGCTATGTTAATATAGAAGCTCATAAAATATATCCAGCTGGTACAGTACAACTGACACAAGAGTTGCAGGCAGCTGCTAACGAGATATGGAATCAGCGTTTTGATAACGTTAAGCTGGTAATGAACAAAAGGTACCATATCCGAAGGGATAGGAATATAGATTTAGATGCCTTGTTCAGATCTGTGCCTGGTGGTGCGGTTGAGATGGATGACCCGGATCAAGATGTAAGAGTTATTGAAACTAGAGATGTAACAAGTTCGGCCTACGCAGAACAGGATCGAATCAATATGGATTTCGATGAATTGCAAGGTAACTTCTCTACATCTACAGTACAGGGTGCCAGAAGTTTGAATGAAACAGTGGGAGGTATGAACCTACTGGCCGGTAATAGCTCTACTATTACTGAGTATGTGCTTAGAACTTTTTCAGAATCATGGGTGGAAAAGGTAATGTCTCAATTGCTTAGGCTTGAACAGTACTATGAGACTGATGAAGTAATACTTGCGGTTGCCGGACAAGTGGCACAAAAGAAATTTAAGTTTGATATTGATCCATTAATGGATGACCTTCTTAGGCAGGATGTATTGTTAAAGGTTAATGTTGGTATAAATGCCACAGATCCTATGAAGAAGATCCAGAGTCTTA